TAGCACATGATCCGCATCGACATCGACGACCTTGAAGTGCGCCAGGCGCTGGAGCGGCTGCAACGCCGCGTGGGCGACCTGACGCCGGCCATGCGCGAGATCGGCGAGGCGCTGACGCAATCGACCGTCGACCGCTTCAAGACCTCCACCGCACCGGACGGCGGCCGCTGGGCGCCCAACAAGCCGGCCACGCTGGCGAAGAAGAAAGGCGCTCGGCCGCTCATCGGCGAGACCAAGAGCCTGTCGACCCAGTTCAGCTACCGCGCCGACCGCGCCTCGGTCGAGATCGGCAGCCCCATGGAATACGCCGCCATCCACCAGTTCGGCGGCCAGGCCGGGCGCGGGAAAAAAATCACGATCCCCGCGCGGCCCTTCCTGGGCCTGTCGGAGTCGGACAGGCGCGCGGTGCTGGAGATCGTCGAGGAGCATCTGGCGGGCTGACATGACGATGCCGACCATCCATCCCCTGCTGACGCTGCTGGCGTTCGGCCTCGCCTGCTATCTTGCGGCGGCGGATCAAACGCGATTAGGTCGCGCGTGGGCGTTGGCTTGCGCGATCCTGATGGGCGGCGGCCTGGCGCTGCGTTTGAGCGGTCTGGCGGAGCGCTGAAGGCGCGGCGCGTCGCAGCGAATGCGTGCACGCCGCCGGGTTTTGCGCTACAGTGGCCGTATCCGCGATGGCCGTCGCGGATCGGGATTGGCGTCCCGGAAACGAGGGCGGACGCAAAGCCGCCTCATCACTGCCGTGAGGGCGGCTTTGTCGTCTCCATCGCATGGTTTTGCTTATGGGCGGCCCATGCGGGGAGCGCGCGAGCGCTCGCCGGCAAGGAAAGCAGGATGACAGCGCGCAGTTGCCAAGAATTTTTTGCCGACGACAGCAAGACTGGATCCGGTCGCTACACATTGCTCGACCTTTTCGCCGGAGCAGGCGGTTTGTCTGAGGGGCTTCGTCTGTCAGGCTTCAGGGCACTGTATGCAAACGAGATCAACGCGCGCTACGCGCAGACTTACGCGACGAACCATCCGCAAGCCCTGGTCGACTGCCGCGACATTCGCGAGGTAGACGCGAGAGAAATCAGGGAGCATCTCGGTCTCATGCCAGGCGATCTCGACCTGATCGCGGGAGGGCCGCCGTGCCAGGGTTTTTCCATCAATGCGCCCAAACGCTCTGGTGACGATGCGCGCAATCACCTCTTTCGTGAGTACTTGCGGTTCGTTTGCGAGTTCATGCCACGCGCAGCCATGATCGAGAACGTGCCGGGCATGGTGTCCTTCGAGGGTGGCTCCACTCTAGAGGCGATTCTCGAGTCGCTCAGGATGCTCGGTTACGAACCCGATGTGCGCATACTCTATGCCCCGCATTACGGCGTTCCTCAAACACGTTGGCGCACCATCATCCTTGCCGCGCGAGATGGCGTCGATCCATCCTGTTTTTTTCCTGCGCCCATGCGGCATGCGCCACTGCGCGTCAACTTCACCTCACAGTTTGGCGGCAAGAACCTCGTCGCCTTGCCTGGTGGTGTGACGCTGCCGCCCCATGTGACCGTGCGCGACGCCATCGGCGATCTTCCAGCGTTGCAAAACGGGGAAGCTGGCCTGCCCACGAAGCCCTACGCGACGCCGCCGGAAAACCCCTATCAACGACTGATGCGCAACGGCTCAAACGGCGTGACATGCCACGAAGCCGCGAAATTAAGCAGGATCAATCTGGAGCGTCTGGCGCACATACCGCCAGGCGGGAACTGGACCGACATCCCGGAACGATTGCTGCCGCGCGGCATGCGCAGGGCGCGCCGCAGCGACCACACCAAGCGCTACGGTCGTGTGCATCCAGACGGTTTGGCCTCCACGATCCTGACCAAGTGCGACCCGCATTGGGGGGCTTATTTCCATTACGAGCAAGACCGCGCCTTTACCGTCCGCGAAGCGGCGCGGTTGCAGTCCTTTCCGGACACATACACCTTCGTGGGTTCTAGGATCGAGCAATACGAGCAGGTCGGCAACGCCGTGCCGCCCATCCTTGCCGCGGCCATTGGCCGGTCAATCGCGCGTGCGCTTGAAGACAATCAAGCCGTCGGGAGCAGGCTCGCGGTAGCATAGTCATGGCAAGCACGATATGGGAGTTTTTTGGCTATCGCGCCGATGACCGCTCCGCTGAAGCCATAGATGGCGCGACCAGAAGGCTCTGTCCATTTCTGTCCAGCGCGTGCGAGAAGAAACTCAGGGATGGCAGCATTTCCGGGGCCTGCAGCATCAGGCCCGTCACGTCAGGTCCTGTCATCTGCTGCCCGGTACGGCTCTATGCCGATGACTATCGGGTGCTGCACGATGTCGCCAACCTTGCCTTTGGGGCGTCTTACCCACTCGTCGTTGGCAGCGTTGCCGCTTCTCAGGCCAAACAGCACAAAGCGCCGGTCGTTGCGGTGTTCGGCAAGCGGTGGGGCGGAGAGCTGCGCCTGCCGCAAAAAGATGGCGCTGGCAGCTACTTTGTCGATTGGGTGCTGGCGCTAGTCGATGAAGACGGGCATCTCGTCGAGTTCATCGCTGTCGAAGTGCAAACCATCGATACGACAGGCAATTACCGCAACGGGCGGGATGGTCTTTTATCCACGCAGCGCACCAACCCCGTCACGAGCGCTGGATTGAACTGGGAAAACGTCAATAAGCGTATCTTGCCTCAGCTCATATACAAGGGCCAAGTTCTGCAGCGTGAGTCATTGTGCAGGAAAGGGTTGTTCTTCGTTTGTCCGCAGCCCGTGTATGCGCGCACCATGAAGCGGCTTGGCGGAGCTAACGCATTGGTGCGCTATGCCTTGCAACCCGCTTCCATCACGTTTCTGGCGTATCGGCACGATATGGATGGCGGCATGGTGGACGGAAAGCCGGTGCCGCTGGCGGCCATGCCGCCGCATACGACCACGGTGTATCGGGTGCAGGAGGCGTTCAATAACGTGACCCTGCCGGATGAGAATGTTTATCAGGCCGCCATCGAAGCGGCACTTGGCTAAAACGCCCTACAAGCGTTTTTTGGGGCCGGGTGGCTACCCTACCATTACCCGCAACGCGATCGGCCAGAGGCAACCCCCTGACAACCCCTTAGCGCGCGCGTTCATGCCGACCTGTCGGTCGGCCAGCTCGCCCGACGCGTTCTGAGCCTCCAGAACGCACCCCCAGAACACGACCGAGGCACACCCAGGCGCGGCCAGCGTCTCCCGCGCCTGCCCAAAGCGTAACTGGCGTTAATTGCCCTCTGCGCCCTGTCGCGCGACGATGCGCGGCATGGATGCGCACCGCGTGCCTGCCTACGATCGCCACGCCGCTGGGCGCACCCAGCGCGCGGTTGGGTCGTTGGCCGTCGCTCTCCTGCCTTCCGCTGCTCCTGAGGCGGACCTAACCCCGCCGGAGTGGGTCGAACTCATTCCGGCGGGCGCTTTTTTCGGGCGGGACGGACGCGGGCCGTACATATTGGACACGGAGGCGGTGCTCGCCGCCTTCGCCGGGGTCGGCATCGACCTGCCAATCGACTACGACCATCAGAGCCTCTCGGCTGGCGGGAAGGCCGGTCCGGTGCCTGCCGCCGGATGGATTACGGAGCTCGAGGCGCGCGATGGCGCGCTGTGGGGCCGTGCGCGCTGGACGGACGAGGCCGCGCGGCTCATCGCCGCGCGCGCCTACCGCTACCTCTCGCCAGTCTTTCGCCACGACAAGGATGGCCGCGTGCTGTCGTTGGAGGGCGCCGGCCTGACCCATTACCCCAACCTTGACCTCACCCCCGTCGCTCACCGCCAAGGAGATGACATGACCGACCTCACCCCCATCGCCCAGGCGCTGGGCGTGGTGGGCGAAGACGCCGCCAGCGTCGAGCAGCTCGCCGCCCATGCCGCGCGACTCAAAACCCAGCTGGATGCCGCCGGCCGCAGCCCCGACCCGCGCGAGTGGGTGCCAATCGCCCAGCACAAGGCCGTGGCCGATGAGCTGGCCGCGCTGCAAGCCCGCATCGCAGCCGATCGCGCCGAGGCGGCGGTGACTGCCGCCATGAGCGCGGGCAAGATCGCCCCGGCGCTCAAGGACTGGGCCATCGACTACGCCCGTCGCGACCCCCAGGGCTTCGCGGCGTTTGCCGCGTCCGCGCCGGTGGTCGTCTCCGGCGACAAGAGCGCGCCCGGCGTCGCATCGAATGCGGGCTCAGCGACGCTCTCCGACGAGGACCGCTACGTCTGCGCCGCCCTCGGCATCCCCGAAAAAGACTTCGCCGCCCACAAGCGCGCCGCCGCCAAGGAGTAAACCGACATGGCCATCATCACCCCCGCGCTCATCACGTCCCTGCGCACCGGCTACAGCAAGGCCTTCCAGGACGCGCTGGCCGCCACCCCCACCGACTGGGAACAGGTCGCCACGCGCGTGCCCTCCAGCAACGCCAGCAACACCTATGGCTGGCTAAACCAGTACCCCAAGCTCCGGGAGTGGGTGGGCGACCGCGTGGTCAAGAACATGGCCGCGCAAGCCTACCAGGTGCAAAACAAGCTCTACGAGGGCACCGTCGGGGTCAAGCGCACGGACATCGAGGATGACAACGTGGGCGTCTACACGCCGCTCTTTGCCGAGATGGGGCGCGCCGCCCGCGCGCACGCCGACGAGCTGGTGTTTGCGTTGCTCGCCGCCGGCGAGACCACGATCTGCTACGACGGGCAGAACTTCTTCGACACCGACCACCCGGTCTATCCGAACGTGGACGGCACCGGCACGGCATCGCTGGTGGGCAACCTGCAAGTCGGCACCGAGCCGGCGTGGTATCTGCTCGACTGCTCGCGCGCGCTCAAGCCCCTGATCTTCCAGGAGCGCACCGCGCCGGAGCTGGAATCGATGACCGCCAGCAACGACGAGGCCGTCTTCAGTCGCGACGAATACCGCTTCGGCATCCGCTACCGCTGCAATGCGGGTTTCGGCTTCTGGCAGCTGGCCTACAAGTCCAAGGCGGCGCTCACCGCCGCGAACTTCAACCTAGCGATGGCTGCGATGATGCAGATCAAGGCCGACGGCGGCCGCCCGATGGGGGTCAAGCCCACGCACCTGGTGGTGCCGCCCGCATTGCGCGCAGCAGCCCTGTCGCTCATTGAGGCGCAGCTCACGACCGGCGGCGAGTCGAACCCCAACTACCAGGCGGTCAAGGTCGTCGTCTCGCCCTGGCTGGCCTGATGAGGCTTGAGCCATGCCGCGCCTGATCGTCCGCACCCAGCCCGCGCACGGCGGCGCGACGCGCTACCGCGCGGGGCTCGGCCCCTTCGGGCGCGAGCCGGTGAGCGTGGAGGCCACGCCCGCGCAGGCCGAGGCGCTCGAGGCCGACCCCGCGCTGCTGGTGTCCGAGGCGGGCAGCGATGCAGCGCGGGCCGATGCGCCGCCCGCCGCGCCCGAGGCGGCGGCCCCGGCCCGCAAGCGCAAGGGGTAGCCGATGCCCTACGCGACGCTCGCTGATCTGATCACCCGCTACGGCGAGGAGGAGATCGCCCAGCTCACCGACCGCGTGGGCGCCGGGATGCCGGATGCGGCTACCGCGCTGCGTGCGCTCGCCGACGCCGACGCCGAGATCGACGGCTATCTCGCCGCGCGCTACCGGCTGCCGCTGCCCACCGTGCCGCCGCTGCTCTCGCGCATCGCCTGCGACATCGCGCGCTACCGGCTGTGGGAGGATCGCGCCAGCGAAGAGGTGCGCACGCGCTACGAGGACGCCCGGCGGCTGCTGGAATCCCTCGCCAAGGGCGTGGTTACGCTGGGGCTGCCTGCCAACCTGCCGGAAGCTCAGCGCCCCGTGCCGACCATGGCGGCCGCGCGCAGCGGGCCGGAGCCGCTCTTCAGCCGTGAGGCGACCGGAGGCTACTGATGTCGCTGCCAGAGGACTGGCTTGCCGTCGGCAGCGAGATCGTGGCGCGGCTCGAGTCCGCGCTCGCCGGTGATGTCCGCCAAGTACGGCTCGCTGCCGCGCTGGAGGAGATCGGCGAGTCTGCCCCGGCCTCTCCTGCTGTTTGGGTGGCCTGGGGCGGCGACCGCGTCATCGATGGCGCAGGCCCTGGTCAGGGCGCGGCACAAGCCATCGACCAGGAATGGATCGTGGCGCTGCTTGTGCGCTCGGCCAAGGATGCCGCAAGCGGCGCGGGCGTGAGTCTGGCCGCAGGGCCGCTGCTCGCCCGCATCCTCTCGGCGCTCATGGGCTGGCAGCCTGAGGGGGTTCGAGCGCTGCGCCGCATCGATGCGCCGCGCCCGAGCTACGTCGCGGGCACCGGCGTCTATCCGCTCGCTTTTGTCGCGCGGCTGATCCCCGTCAAACAACCTTAATGGAGTTCGATCATGGCGTATTTTTCTGGACAGGGCCGCGTCTATCTGGCGCAAAGGGACGCTGGCGGCAACCCGCTAGCGCTGCGCTGGGTGGGCAACGTGCCAGACCTCAAAATCTCACTCAACGTCGAGACCATCGAGCACAAGGAGAGCCATTCCGGGCAGCGGCTGACCGACCTGCAGCTCATCAAGAGCAAGGACGGCGAGTTCAACTGCACGCTGGAGGAGTTTTCCGCGGACAACATCGCGCTGTCGCTGTATGGCGACGCCGTTACCACGACCGGCGGATCGGTATCCGCGGAGACGCTCCCGACCGGCATCGTGGCCGGCGAGACCCGGCTGCTGGCAAACCCGTTCGTCTCCAGCGTCGTCATCACCGACTCATCGAGCACGCCGAAGACGCTGCCGGCCAGCCAATACACCGTGCACGCCGCGCAGGGCGCAATCACATTCAACAACATCACCGCCGGCGGCCCCTACGTGCAGCCCTTCAAGGCAGCCTACACCTACGGCGCGCGCCGCAGCACGGCCATGTTCAAGACCCCCCAGCCCGAGGTGTGGCTGCGCTTCGACGGGATCAACACCGCCGATGGCAACAGCCCGGTGATCCTCGATCTGTACCGCGTCGCCATCAACCCGACCAAGGATTTCTCGCTGATTTCCGACGAGTTGCAACGCTTTGAGCTCTCCGGCCGGGTACTGGCCGACACGAGCAAAGACCCTGCCGGGGCGCTGGGTCAGTTCGGGCGCGTGATCGTGCAAGGCGCGTAAGCCCTGGCCGGGAGTGGCAGCATGGCTGGCAAGGCGGTCAAGCTCTACCGTGGCGACACGTGGGCGCGCTCCTGGCGGCTGCTGCAGCCCGAAGGCGCGCCGGTCGATCTCGCCGACGCTGCCGCGCGGCTGCAGGTGCGCGATGCCGCCGGGGCGCTGGTCATGGCCGCCAGCACCGCCGACGGGCGGCTCAGTATCGCGTCCGCCGAGGGTCGCATCGACTTGGTGATGCCCTACGCCGCCACCAATGTGGCTCCTGGCAGCTACCGCTTCGACCTGGAGCTGACCTACGCCGACGGCACGCGCAAGACCGTCGAGCAAGCCGCGCTTGTCGTGCTGGAGGACGTGAGCCGTGACTGAGCACGTCATCTTCGTCGAGCGCGAGCAGCGTGTGGTGGAGGTCGGCGTGCAAGGCCCGCCAGGCCCGCCAGGCCCGCAGGGGCCGCCTGGCCCGAAGGGCGACCCCGGCTCGCCGGGGGTCGCCGCCATCTCGACCGACCCCGGCAACGCCATCGTCACCGGTTCTGACGGCGGGGCTTACTGCCCCGCCGTAATCGCATCCACCCTGCACTGGTAAGGACCCATCATGTCATTGCTCAAAATCCACAAGACCACCGCCCTGCCCGCCACGCTCGAAGGTCACGCCGTCTATCTGGTCGCGCCGACGGCAAAGCCCAACTACGTCGAGATGTATGTCACCAGCGCCGACGGCTCGACGGCGCGGCGCATCATCAACTCGGATGACATTCAGGCCATGATCGACGCCGCCGTGGCGGGCGTCAGCAGTGGGCTGCAAATCGTTGCCGACATCGCTGCCCGCAATGCGCTTTCGGCCACCAACGGCCAGTACGTGCTGGTGTTGGACGCCAGCGCCGATCCGACTGTGAGCAGCGGCGCGGCATCCTACGTCTGGCGCGCAGCGACCAGCCAGTGGATCAAGCTCACAGAGTACGAATCGCTCGACCTTGAACTGACGTGGGCCAATATCAGCGGCAAACCGACGTCCAGCCCCGCGGCCATCGACGCAGCAGTGGCCAACAGCCACACCCACGCCAACATGACCCAGCTCGCCAAGGTGGGAGAAGACGCCAACGGTAATTTCACCTATGGCGGCCAGTATCCGCGTGCGCGGCTGGAAACCGCTGGCTGGTAAGCCATGAGCGTGATCAGGTTCGCCAAGGTCGCCAGCCTGCCCGCCACGCTGCAGCCCAACACCATGTATCTGGTGCGGGTCGGCGCAGGGTTCGACCTCTACGTCTCGGACGCGACCGGCAGCATGGCCTACCCGGTCAACCCGGTTGAGCACGCCGGAGCGATCGCCTGGCCGAGACGCCTCAATACGCCCAAGATCGCAGGCGATGTCACTGCGCAGGGACTGACCGGCCAGGTGTTAATCGCTTCGCGGCAGTACTTCGTGCCGTTCACGGTGCCGTGCACGGTCAGCCTGACCGGTCTGCGTCTGTCCGTCTTCACTCCGGCGGTTGGCACGGCATCCATCGGCATCTACGGCAACACACAGGTCGCCGGCAACGACACGCCGGGCAATCTGCTCGTGAGCGTGACAGGGCTTGACACCGGCGCCACCGGCGACAAGACCGGCACGGTCTCCTACACGCTCAATCCGAGCGTGCTCTACTGGGCCAGCCTGATCTGCTCGGCGGCGGTCACGCTGCGCGCCCTCAGCGCGGCCTCGAACCAGACCAGCCTGGGCCGAAACGCCAATGCCGGAATTACACATTTGTTCGCCGCCGGCAGCGGCTCGACCCTGCCGACGACTGCGCCGACCAGCTTGACGGATAGCGGTAGCGCAACTCCGGCCATCTATCTCGTAGGGAGCTGATATGAAACCCCTCAAAGTGAAGGACCTGCCCGCCTTCCTGGCCGCCATCGAGCCCATCGCGCAGGAGCTCATGCGCGGCGACATCATGGCCGCGCTCGCCAGGCACGCCGACCGGGTGATCGAGGCAACCGCCATCGGCGCAGGCGTCGAGCGCGCATGGCTCGAGGAGCAGACGCCGGATGTGCTGGTCGACCTGGCTGCCAAGGTGCTGGAGGTGAATGCGGATTTTTTCGCCCGCGCGGTGCTGCCGCGCTTGACAGATGCCGCCGAGACGCTGGCGCGCATCACCGAGACCGCCTCTGGTGGCACGAGTGGGTCGCCCGGCTCGTCGCCGCAGGCTTCGGCCACCAAGACGTGATGGAGATGCCGTGGACGGACGCGCGCGACTACCTGGCCGCCCATGCACGCATTCGGCGCGACGCGCTGCTCGAGGCGGCGGTGGCGGCGCGGGCGGCCTTGGCCGACCACACAGGCTGGAAGCAGTGGATGGACGCGCTCAACGCCGACGGGTGAACTCGTAGACCAGCGCGACCGCGAGCGCCGGGATGAGGAGGGCGTACCACAGGCTGGACGAAATCCCGAGGAAAACGCTCAGGAACAGCGCGAGCAACGCGGAGTAGAACATGGCAAGCAAGAATGTTGTCGAAATCCTGCTGCGCGTCAAGCAAGAAGGCGAGCAGGCGTTCGGGCGACTCAAATCCGCCTTGGGCGAGCTGGGCGGGGCTCATGCGCGCGCCGCCAGCCAGGCCGAACAGTCCACGCGGGCGCACCGTTCGCTCGCCTCTGGCGTGCAGACGATCTCGGCGCAGCTGCAGCGTGCGCAGCAGCTGTTTGCCTCGTGGATCGCGCTACAGGGAACGATGACCGGGGCGCAGCGCCTGGTCGAGATTGCCGATGCGTGGAACATGATGTCCGCGCGCCTGAAGTTGGCCACAGCCGGGCAGCGCGAGTACCTCACGGCGCAGAAGGAACTCTTCGCCATCGCGCAGCGCATCGGCGTGCCGATCCAGGAGACGGCCACGCTGTACGGCAAGCTGCAGCAGGCGGTGCGGATGCTGGGCGGCGAGCAGAAGGATGCGCTGTCGATCACCGAGAGCGTCTCGCAGGCGCTGCGCCTATCCGGCGCGTCGGCTGCCGAAGCACAGTCGTCCCTGCTGCAGTTCGGCCAGGCTCTGGCCTCGGGCGTGCTGCGCGGCG